TCTATCCTAGATTGCCTTAAAAACTCACGTTTGTCTCTACTATCTTCAAGCATATTTTTACAACCTAGCATCCATACCTGACCAGATTTGTTAGGTTGTTTGATTATTCCCCACATTCCCATAGGGTTTCCATGTCTGCTAATCATAGTCATACAAGGATTACTTGTAAAAAAACATTCAAACAATGACTGAACAGGAGATGTACCAGAATGAGCAAAACATTCTTCCATATCTTCTTGTCTCATGTGTGTTCCTACATAAGAAACATCATCAATCTTTGCTGGCCTTTGATAAGCCTTTATAATCTTGACGCTCGTTCTTGATACCATCCTTCCCACTCTGCTGACTGTACCCTACAAGGTAGCGGAGAATCGCTAAAGAGTACAATTTTTGCTTCTATATTTTGTGACATAACAGGAACTCTAAACTTGCTAGTAGCTAGAGAAGGAGTGCCTATAGGGAACTGACCACTACCAACCTTGTAACCATTAAAAGGATACGTTAATTCATCTCTTTGTCCTGGCGTAATCTTTACAGAGAAGTTAGATGTCTCGTCAAATATTATGCTCCATGTGCGTAGCTGCAATCTTGGACCAGCTAAGACAGCTAATCCTCCTCCTGGAGGTGTTTCTTTTAAATAAGGTGTAGAGAATTGATAGGTCATATTATATATTTCTCCTATAAAAAACTTTGCGTTACTTAGGTCGCCAGGTACAGTCATAGTTCCGTTGCCACTAGTTCCACCTGTAAGAGTTTCAGCTGTGGCTTTTATGACTTGACCATGAGCAATAGTATTGTTTGAATCAAATCTACCAACCACCGCCATAGTTCCCGTGCCAGCCATAGGATACGGCAATGTAATTACAGTTTGTACTCCTAATGCGCCTGAGTTTATAAGGGATGTAGAGCAAGCAGCTTCTGTAGTTTTTCTATCTAGCAGTATCTCAAACTCTGTGCCACTATCTACAGTCTCAGGTCTTAACTGTGTTTTTTCTAAGTACACGCCATCTGAATATTCAACACAAGTATATAAATCACTATCTAAAACATTGCCACCAAGTAATGTTTTGTTGGCAGCTACTTCCCAATATGACCAAGATGACTGCAACTTTTGGTCATCATCAAAAAAGAATTTATATAAATATATTCTGCGTGGTTCATCTTTGCTAATCATTGTTATAACTTCTTCTGATACAGAAGGAGACATACTAATTAAATTGTCAGGAACAAATCTAGGTACGGAAGATGTTACTTCTTCTGACAATGGTATTGGTCCACTAGCATCAGGCAAAAAGTATTCACGCAAACCATTAAAATCTCCCTTCGGTATTCCAAAGTAAACTGTTCGACCTACACCAATAGGGTCAACAGTATCAACAATATCAAATGTGGTTATTGCAGTTATGGTTGCTGTCTTTGGTGTCAGCGATGTACCTATAGCTGTTGCACCTGTATCTAATCTAAACTGTCCGTGCAAACTAAATAGCAATAATGTATTAGCAAAAGCCAGGCTACTATTTAGAAAGTTAACAGATGTACCACCAGAGCTAATATCAATAGGATCAGAGTCCAAAGCAGTTTGTACTGTTTCTGGGAAGAACCTGTCAAACGCATCAGAGGCTGATAATATTACATTCTCATCCGCTAAGAATACGAGTCTGTTTCTAAATAGGTTTATGTTTTTTATCTTACTGCCTACAAACGTAGGATCAGGTGCAGTGGAATAGTCTCCTGCTATGCGCCCTGAGTAATTAAATTGCGCAAAAGTAAACGAGCCATCAGCGTTTCTAATTAACGTATGTGGCATAGTAGATTTATCAAACTGAAAATTTATATTGGGTGCAACAGTCTCTCTCC